GGGAACCAAGTTCCCTTGGTAACTGCGGGCAGGCCCTTGATGTTGTCGGCCACGTCACCCATCAGTAGTTGAGCCCAGAAGAACTTGGTTCCCCAGCCCTTCAACGTCTTGCTCGACTTGCTGTCGTCGATCCATATCTTGCCGAACTTGGGTGCTGTGATCACTGTCTCGGTGTCGAAGTCCCAGTGCAGGCCCGGCACCATTCGCAGGTCCTTGTCCTTGGATACTATGACGGATAGATGCTGCGTCCCGGCGGCAATAGCCTGATAGTTTGCTTGTGCCATTCCATCATCAGCTTCTTGGTCAAGGTGCACCATACTAGGAAGGGTTCCGATGTATGCACGCACTTGGTCCAAATGCTCGGGTCGATCTCGATCCGCCCGGTTCCCTTGGTAGGGGAGGGTAACAGCGAAGGCATTGCGTCCTCCTTTGTCGCTGCCGCTAGGTGTGATGTGTGCGATGTATCTCTCTGCTCCACAGCATCGCTTAAGGTGGTCCAGACCCCGTGAGGCACGGTCACACTTCTCGGGGATGGTCTTACGGGGTTTCGTTCCATCCAGTTCATCCTTACGATCAGCAGCGGCCTGATACGCCATGAAGTCAGCGTCTATGTGGGCCACCCGGCCAGCTACCATGTCTGGGTAGCTGAACTCGGGCTTAACGTCGACCGGGAGATTATCCCGGTCAACGCCAAACTGTTTGAGAACGTCGGTCACTTGCCCGACAACTGATCGAAGATCGCCTGCGCCGCAGCGAGTGCCTTGGCAGCTTCGTCAACGGGTTCATTGACAGCGGGCTTCTCCACGTCAACAGGTTTGTTGACAGTCTCCGCCTCTGCCGCCTTGGCAGTCAGAGCCGCCAATGCCGCAGCGTCAGCCGCTAGGCTAGCCTCTGCCTTGGCAGCAAGTGCAGCCACGGCAGCAGTGGCCATGTCCGTCTCTTCGTCCTTGGACAGCCCGGTCTCGTTGGGGTCCTCGGTGGGCATGGTCAGGTCGGCCATACCGTTGAGCAAAGCCTCCAAGGGCGAGCCTTGGAAGTTCTTGGCCTCGGTAGCGATGTCACGCTGAAGCCAATTCTTGCTCTCGACGGTCTCGTTGCCTTCGTTGTCTTTGACAGTCCTCTCTCCGTCGATGTAGATACTGTCCCACTGCTCCTTGGTCGGGTTGTCCCACGTGAAGTAGGACAGAGTAGTAACGGCCTCGGGGATAGCAAAAGCCTTGGTCTCCCCAGACAGCGGGTCGGTCATGTTGGGTGCACCGATGGTGAAGTTGCCGTCAGCGTCCCGCATGTTGTGGTAGGTCTTCTTGTTGCCGTCGCGGTCCTGCCCTTCGCCATGCACGATGGTGATCAGGAAGCCCTCGTTCAGCAGCAAACCGAAGTTGGTGATGCTTCGACCGTAGGCCATCTTCCGCAGGAGCTTGGTGTAGCTGCTGCGGTCGCCACCCTTCTTCGCGATCTTGACGCGAATGAGTGTCGGCACCTGATACGGCTCCTCGCCTTCCGGCGTGATTGTCCGAATGGACTTGGGTCCGTTCAGTTCGAAGGTGAAGCGCACCTCGGGTGCGGGCTTCTTCGCCTGCCCCTTCCATGGCTTCTGGTCCCTGACGCCTACCTCGCAGTAGCCGACAAAACGTGCGAAAGTCGGCCCTTCGGGATGAAGGAACGTCTCGAACTCGCCACCGCCCTCGGGCAGTTCTTCTGTGTTCGCTTGTGCTTGTTCTAGGAGTGCGTTCATCGCTCTCTTGTCCTATTGGTTTGTGCGTGCGGATAGCAGTATAGATAGTGCTACCATTATCAGTCCCCAGAAGATATTGCTACTAGCAGTATCTATAGCGACTACTACAGTTTCCATACCGATCTCCTACGCTGCTTGGTTGAAGTGGTGGAGGTCATGCATATTCGGTCCATGCTCCGCGTCCACCGGGAACGGAACAGGGCATTTGATGCCGAATATCTGTTTGAGATACGTGGGGATGCCTTCCATGATTAGGATCATGGCGGGCAGCACGATAGCTGCCATACCCTCTGCCATATCTACCCATACACAGTCATGCACTGTGTTCACCAGTAGGGCCTTGCCGCCGAAGTTGTCGGTGGCTACGAACAAGCGCCACAGCTTGCCCAAAGCAATCTGCACCACTTCGCCGCCCGTGCCCTGCACTGGGTAATTCTTCATCTCTGGTGGGCTGAAGCTCTCTGCGACACCCTGCTCTCGCAGCCACTTGGGCGCATCATAGGATCGGAACTCGTAGATGGTCCCGGTCGGAGACTGCCATTGCCCTCGCCTGAACTTGCGCCAGCCTCGCTCGCCATCAGCGAACCACTCGGCAGACTGTGCCACGGCCCGTTCGACGCTTGCATTGAATACAGGCACACCGGGGTAGGCTGTGTCGTTATCCTTGATCATGCCTTTGACGGCGTCAACAGTCAGGCCCGTGCTGTCTGAGATAGCAGTAGCACCCGCTCCGTAAGCAACCTGGAAACTGAATTCCTTGCAACTTGTCCTCTCCTGTTTCCAGAAAGTGAACTCGCTGTAGGTCTCATCCTTGCACCAATAGAGCGCGTCGGTGTAAGAACAACCGTTCTTCAGTGCCACTCGCTTACAGTGGAAGTCGATCTTGTTGTTGAGGTCTCGGCACAGGTTCTTGTCGAGTGACAGTAACCCCTGCACAACGACCTCTAGCTGACTATAATCCAGTTCGCCCATCTCTCCATTGGGGAACCGGCTCACGAACATCCGCTTCACGAGGCTCTTGTCTCCTCGTGGGATGTTCTGCATGTTGGGGTTGCTGCTCGACAGTCGCGTTGTCACCACTGTGTTGTGGTTCAACTGATGGTGAACTATACCATCCGGCCCTACGCATGTCAGCATACCAACAACCTCGCCTTGAGGGTTGGTCGTCACATAGTAGGTGCTGATCTCTTTGTTCAGGGCGAGATACTTGCCCATAACTTTCAGAAACGGGATGTCGCGCTTGACTATCACGTCCATCACGTCCTTGCCCGTCCCGTAGACTTGGTTGCCATGGCCATCGATTAGTTTTGTTTTCCACTTCTCTCTGCCTTCCGTGTAGCCGGGCAGGTCGTAGAAGAAGTCTTGGAACCTGACCTTCTCCTCACCCCAGCCCTTGACTTTGCGATACTTAGGCTCGCCCTTCTTCTTGCCGCTGACGTAGCAGTCTTGAGCTACCCAACTGTCGCCGTTCTTGACGGCATACATCTGTTTGCTTTCGCTCCAGACGCAGCGGGCGGGGTCTATCTCTACGTTCAGGAACAGTGGCCACTTGTGTTGCTTGACCAGCCGTGCGTTCTTGCCGGTCGCTTCGTCGATATAGGTAGCCTGTTTTTCATACTTGATGCGGCCACCGAAGATGAAGCACGAGGTATGAATAGGTGAGGCCCAGTTGAAGCCGACCTCTTGCGGTATGTGCTCGATCCATGTGGACAACTCGGCTGCGGCGAGGGTCTGTTGACCCGTCAGGTCAAGCAACTGTTTCAGCGCCAGCTTCATGTCTACCATGATGCCGTTGTATTCCATCTCAGTCGTGGCGCACAGCCCATCCATGCGGGCTTTGATACCCTCATACATGCCGAGCGCCTTGGCCTCTTCGACCTGACCACGATAGATCAACTCGGTGTTGCCGATGTCGCCTGAGTTGCGGCCTTCCTCGACAGTGCCGACGAGGTAGTCCTTCAGCATCTCGCGGTCAATATCAGCGGTTAGAACTCCTGCTTCCCAGAGTGCCTTGATGCCGTCGATCTTCTTGCGCCCACCATAGCTCTCGACGATCTGGTCGAGGCTGCACATATGAAACTTTCTGCGCTGGGCGCGCAAAAGGAACTCGGCATACTGGCAGCACCATACTCGGCCACCACGCTTGTAGAACGCAGCGAGGTTGTCGTAGTTGGCCACCATCTCATACAGCAAGTCGAACTTGAGGTTGAACCCAACCAGCACGTCGACATGATGAGCTATGTGAAGGAAATTCGACGGGTCCTTACCTGTGTGATAAGAACTCGAACACGTCGTGTCTCCTTCGACCTTCCAGCCTCTCATGACGACGTAGTTGCGCGGATCGAATGGGTTGGCTGTTCGCTTGCGGCTCTTGTGGTTCTGGGTCTCCTCGTCGTAGACGAGATAAGTCAATGGCCTCCCTCCGCGTTGGGTGCGAGCACTATTGCCCACATTTCAAAAGTCGCCTGCT